GAATAGTTGGAGTGGCTGCTACTGATGCATCAAAGAATATTCTTGTTTTTATTTTTCTTGGATGATCTACTCCTCTATCTATAAATAAATCTTGTGCTTGTTCAAAAAAATCAAATTTTTCTACTTTTCTACCTTCAAATAATCTAGCTAAAATAGTTTGTTTTTCTGTCTTATTTTTGAAATCTACTTGAACAGCATTTAAAAGCTTATCTATAATTTCTAATAATTGTATTTCTGGAATAACAAGCATCAGTTTAACCAAATAATTGAAGTAACGTAATTTTTAAGATTAAAACCATCAATAAGATTAATTTTGATGTATTCCTTCATTTCATAATATAAATAACAATCCATAACTTGTCCTCTATTAGCATATACATCTTGAACACTTTCCATTCTTTGTTCTGCCTCTTTATTAGCTTCTTCTATTGTTCTTTTTTTAACCTTCACAATATTTAAAAGCATAAAAGTTTCATTAATTTCTCCTTTCTTAGTAAGAAGTTCTGGTTGCCAATCTAAAATGTTATCCATAATTAAAATCCTAATCCTGTTAAATATTTATCTGCTGCCATATCTACCTCTTGAGGTATGTTTGTTTCTTCTAATGCCTTCTCTGCTAAATTTCTTGCAATTATTCCTGAATGTATCCAAGAATTTGGTTCAGATAAATCACTTACTCTTCTAAATGTTATATATTGTCTATGTCTTTCCTCTGGTGCTCTTGTAAGTCCAACAAATAAAGATGTTTTATGTACATATTCTCCAAATTGAGCACTTTTAGGAATTTCTGCTCTTAATTTAGGTATACTATATGGTTCAGGTATATCATCTATTTCTAATCTTGTTTTTTGTCCACTTACTTCCTTTTCCTTTATTGCTTCATGCACAACTGTTGGTAATTGTCCTGCAAAAACTGAACTTTCTGCTAACGCTTCTGGAGCAGCATATCTTAATGGAATTGTTAGATACATTCCTCCTGACGGTTTAGGTTTTGCTTTCTTACCTTGTAAAAATCCTGGCTTCATATCAAAAGCAGATACTCCACTTTCAATCATATTAGGAAGCATTCCTATTAACATTACAAATCCCTTAAATTTACCTTCTTCTCCTACAATTAAACTTTTACGGTATTCTACTCTTGTTCCTCCTAATTTATTTCTCGCTTGTGTATCCCAATTTCTTGCAAATGCTGATGTTAATTCTTTTACCACAAATTCCTTTAATCCATCTATTTCTGTTTTAGATAGGTTAAATTCTGCTGAGAGATCGGATGTGTCTATTAGAATTGGGATCATTGTTTGGGACCTCCTCTTGTCATTTTTTTAACTTTTTCACCTGTTTTAGGGTCTCTAACTCCACTTCCGCCTCTATAAATTTCTCCTGTTTTTGTATTTAGTAATACAGCTTTTCCTCTAACTGTAATCCACCTTGATTCTTCCGCCTCTGGTTCAGGTACTCCATATTCTACTGCTCTACTTGCAGCTTCATCATCATTTGCTTTTTTTATTTCAGGTAAAGCAAATCTATCAAATGGTGTTATATGTACTAAGTTTTTCATATTTTTAGAGTCCCGCAAAGATAAAAAAAATCTTTACAATTTCCAAATCATTTACATTCCTCTTCAGGTATATAACTATTATCTATAATAAAATCACCTGTAAAATTATCTTGAGTTATCACGAAATGTGATCGTCTCCCGATAGCAGCAACTGGGAAATTGGCTAATACTGTTTGTTTATTTAATCCCTCGATATCACTTATTATAAGTTCTCTAGTTATTTCAAGTACATGAAATTGAGGAGCATGAGTATATCTAACTGAAATTGTGAAGTTTTCATATTGTTTAAATTTGTCATTAAAAATAATTTGGTTTCTATCACCAATAGTAAAATCTATTACTTCTTCTAACCTTCTCAATGGTTTGTCGTCTGCTATAAAGAAAAAGAGATCTGTTATTTTATTGATGTCATAGATTGTAAATGTAAAGAGTTTATTGTTGAATACTTTAGGATGTAAAGTTTGATTATGTGTACTTTCAGCATCCAGCAATATTATTCTATCCATAAATGCTAATCGATCAACGCTAAGAGCAGTTATTTTTATAGTTCCTAATCGTTCTTCTGACCACTCTCGATACTTTGTATCTAGATTTATGCTTTGAAGTACCATCTTAGTTTTTATTCTTTGAATTAAAACAAAACCAATACCAGCACAATTTTGACAACTCGATAACTGATCTGTTTTTTCAGATTTACATGGACAAGATAACATTTTATCATGAAAAACATTATAGCCCTTCTGAAAGACTAAAGCATCAAAATCAGATAAAACTAATTTAACATTTGACTTTTGAATTAAACTAGGAGGTTCTCTAGTTATTATATTAACAGGAGTACTCATATTAAGCAGCTTGTTTTAATTGAATAAAATGGTTTTGGAGAATAACTTCTATATTATCAATTTTCCAATATGGTATTCTTAATAAATTAATATTCCTATTTTTACAGAATTGATTTTTTATTCTATCTCTATATTGAGTGTCTTCTAATGTTTCTTCTCCATAAATTGGTTTATAGTGAACTATTCCATCATATTCTATAATTAAATTAAAATAAGGTACATAAAAATCAAAAAATAATTCACATTTTGTTTTAGAATTAATACAATCTTTAAATGTTTTTTCTATTTCATATCTCAATCCCTTCTTCTTTAGCAAAGATTCAATTATCTGTTCTTCTTTTGATTGACTATTACCTGTAACCATTCCCATTTTTAATCTATATTCTCTTGCCCATTTAGCTCTTTTTGCTGCTATAATAGGATCCTTATTTCTTTCTTTATCATAATTAAAATGGTAATCCTTATATTTTAAATATTGTTCTTTATTATAATTAGGATCTTTAGCTAATTTATAGTATTTAATTTTACTATATTCTAAATATCTCTCTTTATTATCCTGGTAATTTTGTTTCTTTTTTATTAAATCACAAAATATACAGTAATTGTCAAATTTGTTTCTATCTTTTCTAAAACGAAAATGTTTTTCTGTTAATAGCTTTTCTTTCTCACAATATATACAAATTTTTGTTTTCATAATTAAAGAGATTGAACTGTGAACCCTTTATAGTAGTTTTTGAGTTTTTCTAATGCACGTTTAATATCTTCAACATATCCTAAAATTCTTGAACCATATCCGCTGTTGGTTGCTGAACTTGTAGTTGATATTGACTGACTTAAAGCATCTATACCTAAAGATGTAGAAGCAATTCCAGCGCCGAGAATTAAATCTCCAAGAATATGAAACAATTTAATAGCAGCTAGTTTTCCAACTACCTCTAACAAATCCTTAGGAACCGTATCAAATCCTGTCTTATATTTAATCTTCCAATAATTAGGAAGAGATGGCTGGCCCAAAAAATATAAATGCGGAGTTATTCCTGAAAAAATTATTGGAAAAATTTCAGCTTCTTTAAATCCAGGAATTATATAAACATGTCTATGAAACAATTCTCCATCACTTGTTCTTCTTTCAGAAAGCCATTCTGGAGGATATTCTATTTGCTTAACATCTGCAAAAAATCCAAATAATGATATTGCCTCAACAACTGGATAAGTTGTACGTAGATAATTAAAATGCCTAAAATCCTCCCTATAAAAATCTTTATCTTCCTCTATAATTTGAGGTACAAGCTTAATGTTCAAATACTTTTCTATTTCTCTTTGTGCCGCCTCAATATAGGTTGCAAGAACTTGATTAGATATTTCTGTTCCATCTTCACTTTCTATCTTTATTCCATAAAAGTAAAGTTCCAACAATTCCTGAGGAGATAAAATTAACCCCTCATTTTTTTTAAATAGTATGTCAAATTGTAGTGAAGGCATAGTTGATAATTAAAAAAAGAGCTATACTTAAAATAAATATAGCTCCCAAAACATCATGAAAAACAAAGCATCTTACATATATTAACTATTTTTTATTAAGTACCAAACAAATTCGTCTTTACTTAAAGCTTCCCATTCTTCTTGAGGTAATTCAGCTTTTATAGCCATTTCATTCAACTCTTTTACTTTCAATTTCTGTAACTCTTTAGCCATTTTATTCTCTTCACTTTTATCATCTTTTGATAATTTACTTCTTCTCAATTCTTCTGCTGAACCATCCTTTTCCTTTTTTAGAGCAATTAATTTTTCATTACTGTCTCTCAGTAATTCATCAGAAGCTTTAAGTTTAATTTCTAAATTTTCAATTTCTACTTTTAAAGTAGTAATTTCATCAGTTTGGTCAACACCAGAAGCCTTTTGTAGTTCAACTGAATCATCTTCATCAGGTAAAGCAGCTACTTCTTTTTCAGATAACTTACTTAAACTATCATCTTCATTTAATAATTTTTCTGCTTTCTTTTCTGTAACTTCTGCAACACAATTATCATCGAATTGCACTGTACAAGCATTATAAGTAACTGAACTTCCTTTTCTGTGCTCTTTACTTGTTTGAATAAATACTTCTTTTCCCATGAGATAAATTTTAAGTGAAAAGCAAGATTAGCTTTACACTAATCTTGCTCAATATTCTTATTATACAAATTGTCCAATATTAATAAACCTAACCATCTTTCTAGGTGCATATAATTGAAGAGTAAGATATAACAAAATAGCAAATCGTGTTTCAGGAGCTAACCTTGCTAAATCCATTTTCATTAAAGGAGCTAATTGCTTAACACTCCAAACTTCAGTATCATTTTGAATTAAAAATGCGCTATTTGTATTAGGAATGAATCTATTCCTATCTCTTACCTTATCAGCAGCAGCACCATCAAAACCAGCAGACAATTCAGCAGTAGAAACAGTAAATACTGGATATAATGGCGTGATGCCAATAGCTGTTGCAGGATCTTTTTCACTTCTGTAAATAGTATAAGCAGTTGCTGGAAACGCACCACCACCATCTGTAAATTCAATATCAATAGATTGAAGAGCCGATACAGTTACCAAAGAACCACTACCACTTATATCAACTAACTGAGATTCTCCAAACCTATTAACTGCAGAAACAGCAACATAATAATCGCCTGCAAAAGCAGCTAAAAACCTATTCAATGTATCTGTAACAGCAACTAAAGAATTTGCGGTGACAACAGCAGGTGCTTTTGTTGATTGGGCAGGATCAACTGTTTTTCTTGATACTGTTCCAGTATTCATAAATTTATCATATCCTAAATCAATCAATCCATACTGAGACATAAACTGATTAACCCTTTGACCCATTACTCCATCAGTAACACCTGGACTGTTAGGGATAATTCGTTTTGATTCATGGAATGATTTTACAAAATCAGACAGTACCTTAGGTGGAGCCATTAACAAATTACCATAACCAAAATTTTCAATTATGGATAAAGCACCATCTTCAATAAATCTTTCAATTAGCGGAGCACCCCTCAAATCAATAGTTCCTTGAAAATCTTGCCAATCATCTAAAGTATTGAACTGAGATTGTTGTTGTTGATATAATCCATTAAATTCTTGAGGGATTTTAGTTGAATCAGAAATTGTCAATCCCCTATTTACCTTTCGTAAGATAAATAAAGTACCATTTTTAACTTCTCTCTGAATTATATCACCAATATTAATATTGACAAGTTGCATAGGATGAGTTACTGATTTAGTGACACCCATAAACTTGACAAGTTGTGCTCTTCGAACGTATGTTGAATCTTCTGATTCAGGTAATTCACCTTCATTTGTGAAACCTCCTCTATCAGCACCATAACTCTCAAGTTGATTATATTCTTCAACTGTGTTAAAAGCAGGTAATTTAGGAACTTTCTGCCATAAAACAATATCACCTTCTTGGAAAGTAATAATCTTTAAAGTATTTTCTAAAGATTCAACTTTAAGGGGAGCACCCGAAGCTGTAGTTAAATCCAAACTTTGGCCACCACTAAGTGAACCAGCTTGGAGAGCTTTTTGGAGTTCAACTAAATCATCAGTAGTCATTTCACCTGCTCCATGTACCGAATAATCAGATAAATTAATCATAGTTTTTGATTTTTAAATTAATTTCCAAAATAAATATTTTCTTCGTTTAATTTTTTAATAATTTCTAAAGGTAATGTTTTGCTTGATTCATATTTCAATAAAGCATCAATATACAAAGGATCAGCATCACTACCTTTTTCAATATTAGCTTTTGAAGACAATAAGCTAGTTATTTCTGGGTAGTTTTGACTTAAAGAAAAAATTTGTTTACCTTTTAAATCTTCACCATTTGGTCCAAAACCTTTTTCGATATATTCTTTGGTAGTAAATGATTTACGTGGATTGGGTTTATCTTCCATTTCTTTAACTCGATCTTGCAATTTTTCATTTGATTTTTTGAGAGTTTCAAATTCACTTTGCATATTTTTGGCGCTCTTTTCAATTTTCTTTTCTAATTCGTGACTTAATTCGCCAGAAGCTCGAAGCCCCTTTTCTACTTTTTTAGTTAAACTTCCTACTTTATCAGGTTCTAATGATTTTTCTATTTCAGAAATTTGAGTTAACAATTCTTCATTATTTTCCATACCTTCTATTGCTTTTTTCATTTTTCCAGCAACATCTTTAAGTTTTTGAGTTTCTCCTCCATGTCTTGAGTAAGCAACAGTTTTAGCAGCATCCATTATTTGTTCATATCCACCTGCTGCTTTTTTATATTTTTTATCATCTGCATATTCCATGGTTCCATCATCTGCTTTTTTTAATTTCCTCCACCATTCTTTATCTCCATCATTCGCTTTCATATACATATCATGTTCATAATCTTCATCTTCTGCATTTTTTTTCACTTTATTATCTTTCTTAGCTTTTTCATAATCATCTTTAGCTTTTCTGTAGTTCGTTTCGGCTTTTTTAAGATTATCTGAAATAAATGGATTAGAACTAAGAGAAACACCAAGAGTTTCATAAGCTTTAGCTATGTTCTCTTCACTTATTACAATAGTTTCAGAAGTTTGAGTAGGTTCCATGTTTTAAATTTTATATTAAACAAGAGGAAAATTTTCTAATTACCTCACAAAAGTAAGAGTTTTTTTTAAAACCTCCAAATTTTTTTTAATTTATCTTTAATATAATTTTTATATCTCTTTTAAATATAATCTTTATATCTTTTTAATTTACATTTTGCAAATGACTTTTAATTGCATTTAGTTGAATATCATCTACTAATCCTAACTCATAACCTTTAGTTAAAGTTAAAAGTGCATTATCGTATTCTTTTTTCTTGCTACTCATTAACTCTTTAGGAGTACCTTCAACACTTTCACGAATTAATGCACTACCAGATGTTGTAGTTAATGCTTTATCAATTTCAGTTACTTGAATATTAAATGATTTATCTACAGTTATTCTTCTACCATTTGCTTGAACATCTAAAATATATGTAACTTTTCCTGCAACACTCTCATCAACTGACTTTTCTATAGTATCATATTCATATTCTTCATTAACACCAATTCCCTTTATTATATCTAAATAAGAGTTCCAATTTTTAGGTGAAGGAGTTATTGCTATACCTGTAACTTTTGCTTTTAATATATGTTTTTCATCAAGTGGATCTCTTTCTGTTACTTTACCCTCTATACTATATCCTAATTTTCTTTTTGAACCACTCTTTTTTAATACCATAGCTAAATCATATACATCATTAGCCATTTTAGAATCACTATATAAATCCCCCTCTATATGTAATCCCTCTTTTGTTATTTCTGCAATATCAGGTTCTCCTATAATAGCAGCAGGTTCTTTAGAAGATTGGTGATGCCAATTAAAAAAGCCAGATTTAAGAAGATAATCCAAATCAAGACCTTCTTGGTCTAAAATCTCTTCATCCAAATCCCTATCTCCAGTAGAAGCAATACCGCCAATACGCATTTTTCTGTTACCTTTTGTATCCTTTTCTCCCGCTTTAGAAAGTATATCAATAGGAACAAAAAATTTAAATGTATCTTTTGAAGTTTCCATAGTTAAAATTTTAATTAGCTTTTCTTTTCTTTTAATTCATCTTTATACCAATCACCAAATAAATCTTTAACAATATATTTAGCATATTCTCCTTTATAATTTTCTGTTATTTCTCCTGCAACAACTTTTTTAACAAAAGTAATAGTATCGGCATTCTTAATTAACATTCCACATCTTGCAGTTACTGTTCCTTGTAATCCATCTATTATAATACTACCAGAAACATCTGCAAAAATAGAAACTATATCAGAAGGAATAGTTGATTTGCCTTCTTTTGGCTCCCATTCAGGAATTGTAACAGTAGAATAAACAAAATCAAAATGAGGTTCTGGAAAATTATGTTCTATTTTTTCATCTTTAACTTCTACCATTTCAAAACCTGCTTTATTATACCATACTAAACTATTTTCTGAATAATTATCTGGATCACCAAATTGATTTATTAATTTATCAGCATAATCAATAGCATCTTTATATTTCCATTTCTTTTTAAGTTTTACAATAATGTCATTAGATGAATCTGATTCATCTTCCTCTTTAAATAATTTAATTACTCCTTCATCTGTTTCCTTATATCCTTTAGCTAAATCTGGTCTTAATTTTTTAAATTCTTCAAATGAAGGTATCCTCCAATAAGGTGAATATCCATCTTCTCCTGGAAATTTGTAAGATTCATTAACTGGATCTCCCTGGTTAACCCATTCTTCTGGAACTATTTGAAACGCTCCTAATTGAACAAATTCATTAGCAATATATTCATATTTATTATGCACTCCTTCTATTCCTGGCAGCATAGAATAAGTAATTAATCCCATTTTACCTTTATCTTCACCTTTATCCTTTTTCTTTAAATATTGTTTAGGATTTTCAATACCTAAAGATTCCATTTGTTCTAATCCTGTTTTTATTCTATTCTCATCCGTAATAATTGGTAAGGAAAATAGGATTTTCTCTCCATGTTCATCAAATTTTTCAAGCAAATAATTAACTATTTTTTGTCCATGAAGATAAACTGGGCAGAAGAATACTAATGCTTGACCCTTAACAATTTTTCCTTCATTCTTTAATTTATCTTCCAACTGCCACATAGTTCGAATTTCATGGCTTTTATTTAACTTCTCCTTTATCTGTTTAGCTGGAGTTTCCTTTTGTTCCATTTCTTTAGTTTCGGTTCTTCCTTCAAGTAATAAATCTATTCCCCATAATGTACACCAACCTTCTGGTAATATGTCTCCTTCATCTCCTTTTACTATTTGACAAGTATTATCATCTTTATTGAACCAACCACAATTACTACATTTTTCTTTACCTGTTTTTGATGGACTTTCATCATTATACATTACATAATCTTTGCTTGCTTTTTGTGGTTTACCATCATCAGGATTTAATACTTCTCTATTAATTGGTCTTACATCTTTTTCCTTATCTTTCTTAATTGTATTTTTATTAGGATTAATTATTAATTCTGCTCCTCCCATTATATTTCTATTACCTATCAAAACTTGTAATTTTGCTTTTGCTTTTTCAAATTGCTCTTCATTAACTTTACCTAATTCATATCCTTTTACTATTACTAATAGTGCTTTTACTAATTCTTTATCATTGATGTCTTTTTTAGTAGATATTTTCAATAAATTAGAACGTTTCAAAAGTTCTTTA